CTCCTACAGCTGCTACGAATCCGAGCATTGCTGCCCAGCCATTAAATCTTTCTGCTTCTGGTGACATTAGTTTTCTTTGTGGTAATAATTGAATAGGTGGTTCGTTTGGGTAGATGTTTTCTCTACCATCAGTATCGGTAGTTATCATTTTTTCTTAGTTTTTTTCTTGTAAGGTTTTGCTGTTTTCGCTGACCGTTTAAAGTTAGCGGCGGTGGGAGCGCCCTTAGAACCCACCTTTCTCATCTTCTCGCCAGAGCCAGCTTTGATACGCTTTCTCTTGGCGTGAATGTTTGCGTACAATCCTCGTTTAGCCATTGGCCTCTCTATAATAGTGCGTGATCACTAGCATTTCCACTTACGTAGAGCCAATGCTTTACGTGTAGGTTTGCCGTTAGGTTTTTTCATTGGTCCTTTTACACCTTTCATTCTAGCACAGAATGAGCGTTTGCGTGGACCACCTCCGGGCTGCGGAGCCTTGAGGTTAGAGCCGGTAGCTGCATTATACTTCTTTCTACCAGCAGCTGTCAGTCCACCAGAACGGGACTTGTGCTTTCCCATCTTGAGACTGACATTCTTTTTCTTTACTGCCATTATTTTAATAGGTAAGATCCTATAGCTACACCACCATATTTAGGTACAGCTTGTAGAATTTTTAACATGTTTCTATAGCTAAAGGCTGTAGGCTGTTCGGGATCTTGTAAGAAATCACCTTGACGCATATCCTCTAGCTGTTTATTTCTCTCAGGGTCTTGGTCAAGCTGCTCTTCTGCACGTTTTTTATTCAGTGCTTCCTGACGCTTTAGTGCTTCGACACGCTGTTCTTCATCAGACATGCCTGCAAAAGGATTGTTTTTATTCTTCCTGTTTGCTTTATACTTGCCGCCGGAGATTCGTTTTCTTTTATCTAAAGATCCCTCTTCTGCCATTACTTCTTACCTTTCTTTTTGTTCATGTTCTTAGTGATTGCAGCCGCAACTTTTGGCGGCAGCTTTGCGAGCTTTTTTGGGATAGCTTTCTTACCCCCTTTCTTAGGAGGTCTACCCTTTTTGCTTCCGTATGTACCTTTCCCTGCTGGCATAATTAAAAGTCCAAATTAGATCTGTCTAGTTTTTCGATAACATCTTGCCTGTAGGCAGGGTCGCTATCATACCTTGGGTCGCCCATTGCTCGGACAAGTTCTGCTTGACTGCGGAACGTATCTCCTGATGAACTCTTTGCTGCTTTACCTGTTAACATTTCTCCATCGTATCCGGTTGCGTTTTCATATTGAGCTTGTAGCCCTGCGACTGCTAGTCTGATCTGATCTAAAGAACCAGTGCTCATAGTAGCATCAAATGCTTGAGCAGCTGACTCTGTTAGATTCTGACTAGCCCAGCTAATCATGTTTGCATAGGTCTCCTTACCACCAACAGCAGTTTGGATCTCACCTATCTGACCTTCTGATATATCCTGTACCGGCTCTGAAGAACTGTAACCTTCTTGTGCAGCTCGTCCAGCAAAGTAAGATTTAACAGCACCTTCAGAAAAGCCTGCATCTGTTAGCTGCTTTACCATTTCTGGTGTGTACTCACCTTGGTTATCGTGAAACTCTTTGCTGATAGCCCATGGATCTAAGCCTGCCTTCTCCATCACACCTGATATTTCACTACCATATGTGTCAGATACTTGGCTATAGTTTACTGAGCCATCTTCGTTGTAGTCTTTGGAGGCTTCAGTTTGTTCTGTAGTCTCCTCTGCTGCTACTTCTTCTTCGGCGGTTTCTTCACTTTCTTGTACCCCGGCATCGCTATTGTCTCCTAATTTTTTCTGTAATTCTATGTATGCTTTCTCTAGTTCTGAAGCATCTTTATATTTACCAGCTAGTAGTTGGTCTTGTTGATTGACCAGCTCCTCACCGACGGCAAGAGAGTCTTGCTCGTCAGCTGTGAGGTTCTCGCCTACGGTAACTGTTTCTGGTGTAGTGTTTACTGTTAATGTTTCTGCCATTACTGTTCCATCGGTGGTTGTTGTTGTTGTTGACCTCCTCCAAGTATAGCATTAGCTACTTGCTGTGCTTGATCGCCTAGCTGTGGGTTCTTAGTTGGGTCCATAACAGGACTACTTGCGAACTGACCAGCTTGCTTAACGAGATCCATTTGTCCCTGATCTTGCATAGCCATCTGTTTAGCTTGCTGTAATTCTTGTGGGGTTTTAACTAAGTTAAGAACATCTATACCCTGTGCAGCTGCAAGTCTCTTGATTGCTTCTGCTGGGTTTACAAACCTAATGAGAGCTTCTGGTCCTAGAGTCTGTGCTACAGTAGCCATAAATCTAGTCAAGCTTTCGTTGTCTTGTCCTCTTCCTAGTGAGTTTATACCAGCTACAATCTTAGGTCTAACTACATCTTTAGGTAGCCTTGGTATCTGGTTGGTACGTTGTAATATAACCAACGTCCTATTGAGGTAGGGTACTAAAAACTCTACCGTTAACAAGCTAAAGATTCCGCCAAGGGATTGCTCTAGCTCTAGCTGTGTAAGGCGTACCTCTTCAGCTGTAACTCTCTCTGCATTTCTTACATTCATAACTAAGAAAGCTTCGAGTATTCTCTTCTCTATTGCTGCTGCTAAGTTTGCAGCTGTAGCAAAGTCTGCTGTCTTACCGACTTGCACGACTCCTACGTCTTCTGGTCTACCCTGTATGATAGCTCCGTTGCCAGCATTGGCTAGAGTTTGTGGTTTGGTTGTAGCTGATGGTGAGACAAGAAAGATAACTTTACTTGCTACACTTGCACCCTCTACCAGAGCCTGAGCTAAACCATTGAGACTCCTTAGATCCCCAATGAACTCTTCTACTCTACCTCTTCCGTAATCCTCTCCGTCTACTGTATTGAATCGAAGTACTAACCATGGTGAGGCGTTCTTCGGAGCTGTACTGCGGCTACCCTCGATAATCATTCCGTCGACTTCTTGATGCCACATCCAACGTCCGCTACTCTCATCCATCTTGACACAGGTATACACCTCGGCGTCGTCTTCGTCTACACCTTGTTCGGTGCTCATGGTCTCTTGACCTTTTGGTTTCTCTAATCCTAACAGCTTTCTACTAATCATTTCTTTAGTAAATATCTCTAGGACTTTACCATTACCATCTCTGTTAACTACGTACCTACTCAATGGATAGTGTTTTAGACCATCTTTGTGCATAAAGATAAGTGCGTTGCCTGAGACAATAAGATGTTTTAATGCTTCGTGAATAACCACTCTGTCATTTGATGCAGCAATGTAATCCATTATCAATCTCTCTATCTTGGAGAAAGATAAGTCTAACTCTGTACGCATCATAGGATCTAGTGACTCACCTAGCTTGTCGTCTCTAACTTGTAGTTTAAAGAAGCTTGTCTGTGGTGGTAGTGTAGCTAGCATTAGCTTTGCTGCCAATGTGACTACTGCTTTAGCTCCAACGGACTGCCATGGTTGTTGCAGTGTACGTTTTCCTTTAAAGTTATCGTCTCTTGTTACGAGATAAGGCAAGGTAAGTTCAGAACATTCGACTGCCATGTCTAGAAACTGAGTTCTATCTGATGACAATTTGTTGTATCTTTCCTTTGCCTTATACATTTACTCCTCCGCTACCCATGCCACCAGTGTTACCAGTGTTAAGGTTTATTTTTAAAGCGTCAGTTCCTGTGGCTTTAGCTGCTACTAATGGGTCAGCTTTCTTACCATATTCTACACCTGTTCTCACTTCATCTTCATCAAGTAACTCCTTTCTCTCAGGTCTCTGTGAGACTCTGACGAGATCAGGGTTACGAGGTTGAATCTGTGGTGGTGCTGGTTGTGGAGATCCTCCTCCGCCTCCTCCGCACATAGTTTATTCCTCTAAAATTGATTTAACATATTGTACCACTTCTTGTTGTCCCGAGCGGTACATGATGGAGGCTATATCCTCCTTGGGGTGGACGGGATACCAAGCGAACTTGGTTTCTAAATCCTCAACTAACTTAGCTAACTTATCTGAATGAAAGTTAAGCGTATTGAGGGAGGTTGGTGTTTGCATGTTCAAAAAATGCTGGCATACGAGCTGCTTTTGTGTCAGAAAACTGTGGTGCTTTACCTTGATACATTAACTGATCGCTCGCATCTAGCCAAAATTTTTTGCTCAAATATTTATCAGTATTGTTTTCTGCTAGGGGTTGTAGTACCCATTGTATAGTTGCCTTCCGAAGCTTATCCAAAGAAGTGCTAGGAACAAGCCCCAACTCAGCACATACGAGACTATTTGTCGCAACGTGTATTTGTTCATCTCTGGATATATCAGCTGATACTGTTCTGAGAGCAGCGTCACCAAGAAAGCGAAACATAGGTAGTAAAACAAAGAATATAGCTCGCTCTGCAACGAGTGCCTTTGTGATAGTGTGGTCAGGGTGATCAATCCAAGCATCTCTTAACCTCTTGGCTTCGAGCTCGGCTTTAGGATCAGCCCCATGGGCGTCAACAATGAAGCCCAAAGCGAGATCATGTTTAATCTCGTCTTGTACGTTTGACTCAAGAAGTGTCCTCGCCGCTTGCGGGACAGTCCTCTCCAGTCCCTGAGAAATAAATTCTCCAACTGGTAGCTCCATATGACGTATTGCGAGTGCACGCTTGATGGTTTCTTCAGCACCTTCTTTCAATACTCCTTTAGTAGGTTGGACTGGTGTCCATGTTCTTTTTCTGTTTTGTAATTTTATGTAGGGGTTCATTGTTGGCAGTCACATTCAATAGTTGTATCTTGATCTATGATTCCCTGTAAGTAACTGTCAATGTCAGTGTCAGCTAATGCAGCATAGGCATCAGACTTGTCTTGTACATCACCCATTACTTGGAGAGAATAATATAAAGAGGTCTGTGGACTATTAAGCCACTCCTCTATAAATGCTTCATCATATCTTACAACATCACTCCAAGAGTTGAAGCTGTATCCATGAAGCAATCCTGTCCTATCGAGCATCGTCATGATTTCGTCTGCTACACGCTTGTATGCGTCCCATCCTACTTCACTTGCTATCTCAACGTCGCCATAGTTGACTCTATCTACTCCGAACTCGCCGGAGTCTCT